CGAGGGCGGGGTGACTATCCCCCGGCAGCAGGGCAAGTCGACGTTCGTCGAGGCGAAGTTCACGCACCGGTGCACGGCGACGGGTTTTTTCGGGCCCAGGCAGCGGCTGGTGTACACGGCGCAGACCCGGCTGAAGGCGCGGGAGAAGCTGGAAGAGGATTTCATCCCGGATCTGGAGGCGGCCCGGGCGTGGCGGGGCCGGTTCCGTACGGCGCTGGCCAACGGGAATGAGCACATCCGGTTCGCGAACGGGTCCCGGTTCGGCCTGGAGGCGTCCACGGAGAAGGCCGGGCATGGCGGCATCCTGGACGAGGCATATCTAGACGAGGCGTTCGCCCATCAGGATTTCCGGCTGGAGCAGGCGTTCGGCCCGGCGATGATCACCCGGGTTAACAAGCTGCTGATGTGGATCTCCACGGCGGGGTGGCTGGGCGGGTCGCCGTACCTGGAGGCGAAGGTCGAGGCGGGCCGCCGGGCTGTGGCGGAGCAGCGCGGGTCGGGGCTGGCGTATTTCGAGTTTTGCGCCCCGCAGGACGCCGATCCCGGTGACGAGTCCGTGTGGTGGGGGTGCATGCCGGCGCTGGGCCGCACGATCACCGTTGAGGCGATCCGCGAGGAATACCGCAAGGCGCTGGATCAGGGGACGGTGAATGAGTTCCGCCGGGCGTACCTGAATCAGTGGGTGCCGAAGGGCATGGCGGATTCGTGGCAGAAGATCAGCGAGGCGGCGTGGAATGCGTGCGCGGATCCGGAGTCGCGGATCGAGGGCCAGGTGGCGCTGGCGTTCAGCGTGGAGCGGGACGGCGCGTCGGCGGCTATCGCGGTGGCGGGGCGCCGGGCCGACGGGCTGGGGCACGGTGAGCTGGTAGACCCGCCGCGGCCGGGGACGGCGTGGCTGGTGGGCAGGCTAGTGGAGCTCGCCGCTAAGTGGGATCCGTGCGTGCTGGTGATGGACGGGGCGGGGCATGCGCCTGCCTTTGAGAAGGAGCTGGCGGAGCGCGGGTTCAGCACGAAGCCGGGGCCGGGTGAGCGTCGGCTGCAGATTACCGGGACGCGTGAGTATGCGCAGGCGTGCGGGGCGCTGGCCGAGGACATCAAGAACGGCCGGTGGCGGTTCCTGCCGCAGCAGCATGGGGGCCTCGAGCCGCTGACCGCGGCGGCGGCGGCTGCCGGGACGCGTCCGCTGGCGGATGCGTGGGCGTGGTCGCGGAAGGTCTCGGCGGCGGACATTAGCCCGCTCGAGGCGGTGACGCTGGCCCGGCACGGGTTCATGACCCACGGCGTGGCCCCGCCGCCGTCACCGTTCGCGATCTGGGGATAGGAGCCTGCTTTGACGTCTGTCACTGAGCGTGTGCCGCTGGAGCGGATCAGCCGCCGCGCGCATGCCGCGCACCCGGGCCGCACTGCCCTCGTGGTGGTCGCGTCGGTGCTGTTCGGGCTGGGCTGGGTGGCGTTCAAGGCGTTCGCGGTGGCGTGGCTGGCGCTGGCCTGGTGCGGCAGCGCGGTGATCGAGGGCTGGGCCGAGGCCCGCCGGGCTGAGAGCGTGCGGAGGGCTCGTGCCGGGCGTCCTGGATAGGGTCAACGCCCGCTACGCCGCGGCCACGCGGGGCCGCCCGCAGGCGCTGAGCCTGGACGAGTACGCCTCCTGGTTCAGTTATGGCGGCACGTCCTATCCGATGCTGCAGACCACCTATTCGACGCTGGACCAGGAGCGGATCTCGCTCACCGCCGCGCATGCGGCGAAGACGTCGGGCCCGGTGTTCGCGCTGATCCTGGCCCGCATCCAGGTCTTCTCCCAGATACGGTTCCAGTGGACCCGGTGGCAGGGGAGCCAGCCCGGGGACCTGTTCGGCAACGCGGAACTCAAGGTGCTGGAGCAGCCGTGGCCGGGCGGTACCACGTCGGACCTGCTGGCCCGGATGGAGTGGGACGCCTCGACGGCGGGCATCGGCTACATCCGCCGCAAGGGCTCCACGCTGCACCGGCTGAACCCCGCCTGGGTGACCGTCGTCATGGGCTCCCAGGAGGCCGCGGAGAACCCGGCGGTAGCCGCCGACACGACCCTGGCCGGGTTCCTTTGGCGCCCGCCGGGCGCCAAGCCGATGTTCTTCACCCCGCAGCAGGTGGCGTACTACGCGCCGATCCCGGACCCGGACGCGCATTACCTGGGCATGAGCTGGATCACGCCGGTCATGCGCGAACTGCAGGGTGACCAAGCCAGTACTGAACATAAATGGCGCTTTTTCGAAAACAGTGCCATGCCGAACATGGCCATCGCGTTTGACCCGGCAGTCGGCATTGACGCGGTACGGCAGTTCAAGGAGCTGATGGAGGAAGAACACCGCGGGGTCGCGAACGCGTTCAAGACGCTGTTCCTCGGCGGTGGCGCGAAGCCGGCCGCCCTCGGGAGCAGCTTCCGCGACATGGAATATGCCGTCATCCAGGGCCGCGCCGAGTCCAGGCTGGCCGCCGCGGCGGGTGTCCCGCCGTCGTGGGTGGGGTTCGCGGAGGGCCTGCAAGGCAGCTCCCTGAACGCTGGTAACTTCCAGTCGGCGCGGCGCCGGTTCTCCGACGGGACGATGGTGCACTTGTGGACGAACGCGGCGTCGTCGCTGCAGCCGCTGCTGGCCGTCCCGCCGGGCTGCGCGCTCACCTATGACAGCCGGGTGCCGTTCATGCGGGAGGACGCGAAGGACACGGCGGAGATCCAGACGTCGGAGGCGATGACGATCTCGTCGCTGATCAACGCCGGGTTCATCCCGGACACGGTGGTCAAGGCGGTGGCGGGCAACGACATGACCCTGCTGAAGCATTCGGGGCTGACGTCGGTGCAGCTCGTGCCTCCCTCCGACGGGCGGGAACCGACACCGGGGTTCGGGCCGCCGCCCGGCCCCGCGGCACCGGCGGCGGTACCGGCATCCAACGGGAACGGAGCACACCCATGACCAGGGCGCACGATCGCCGCGAAGGCGGCTCGTGGTACCGGATCAGCAACTCCGC